GCAGCTTATGCGGATAGGAGGGTCAAGTAGCCTAAAGGAGAAATACAATGGCTGAACAAGCGTATCCCGGTACAGTTGGCGGCGGGTCAATCGTCAACAAAGCAGCAGCAGACAAGTTTATTCCAGAGATTTGGAGTGACGAGATTATTGCTGCTTTCCAGAAGAACTTGAAGATGGCACCTCTTGTCAAGCGTTTGTCTATGACAGGAAAGAAAGGTGACTTGATTCACGTACCTAAGCCCATTCGTGGTGAAGCAAATGCTAAGGTAGCTGACACTGCTGTCACTATCCAAGCAAACACTGAGACTGAGTTGCAGATCACTATTGATCGACACTTTGAGTACTCACGTTTCATCGAAGATATCGTAGAAGTACAGGCTCTGTCCTCTCTGCGTCAGTTCTACACTGAAGATGCTGGTTATCAATTGGCTCTTACGGTTGATACTGACCTGATGAATGCTGCCACTGGCTTTGGCGATGGTACTCGTACTACTACTCCTGCTAACACTGGTGCAAACTGGGTTAACAGTAACAGTTATTACTTTAACGCTGCTACAGGTCTTTCTGCTTTTGCAACTGACACTGTAACTGACGGTGATAACTTTACTGATCTTGGTTTCCGCGAAGCTATCAAGTTGATGGACGATGCTAGCGTACCTATGGACAACCGTTGTTTGGTGATCCCACCTGCTGCGCGTAAGTCTATCATGGGTATTGATCGCTACGTGTCTTCTGACTTTGTTGGTGGACGTGGTGTCGAGTCAGGGTTGATTGGTAACTTGTACGGCGTAGACGTATATGTATCTAGCAACTGCCCTGTTGTTGAAGCAGCTTCAGCAAACACTGCATCAACTAAGGACATTCGTGGTTGCTTGTTCTTCCACAAAGACGCTCTCGTACTTGCAGAGCAAATGGCTGTACGTTCACAGACTCAGTACAAGCAGGAGTACCTCTCCACGCTGTACACTGCTGATACTCTGTACGGCATCCAAACCTACCGCCCAGAAGCTGGGTTTATTCTTTCGCTAGTTGACGCGTAAGATACACCGGGGGTCGCAATGGCCCCCTTTTATTTAAGCATCTTAGATTAGGGTGTTTAACTAAAAGACACAACAAACGAGAAACCTTATGTCTAATTATGTAAAGACTACTAATTTTACTGCTAAAGATTCTTTACCTACGGGTGATGCCAACAAGGTTATTCGTGGTTCGGAGTTTGATACAGAATTTAATGCGCTCCAAGTATCTAGCGCAACCAAAGCAAACTTAGGCTCACCTACGTTTACTGGTACGGCTACGTTTGATAATGTTACTGTTACAGGCACTGCTGATTTATCTGGTGCATCTGTTTCGATTGACATTAACGGTGGCACAATTGACAACGCTATTATAGGAGGCACAACACCGGCTGCTGGTACGTTTACTTCTTTAGTTGCTGCAACGGCAGACATTAACGGCGGTACTATTGATGGTACTGTTATTGGTGGGTCTACTCCAGCAGCAGGAACTTTTGCGGCTGTTGTAGGAACTACAGGAACATTTTCAAGTGCTGTATCAGGTACTACAGGTACATTTACAGGCGCTGTCTCAGGCACTACAGGCACGTTTTCAGGGGCTGTCACAGGCTCTAACTTAAACATTGCTAACTGGGATACGGCCTACGGCTGGGGTAACCACGCAACAGCAGGGTACTTAACAAGTGTAGCGTTTAGTGATATTGATGCTGGTGCTGTTACTACTTCTACTGAAACATTTACTATTAGTGATACTCAGCTTCCAACTAATGCTGCTGTTCGTGATTTCATGATAGATATTTATCCTACTATTGTTGAAATTAATGACTTAAGTGCTGCTGTTGTTTGGACTACTGTTCCTGACGCATACATCAGTGCTTCTTCTGTTAATCAACACGTAACATTAGAAAAAGCCACACAAACTAAGACGTACACCAACGGTGAAACATCTGCCATTACGCTGTCTCAAGCTATTACGTCTGGTGCCCCCGTTGTTTCTGTCATTAAAGAAATTCCACAGACAGGTGCGACTAACAACGATTGGGACGCTGCGGCGGCTAGTTATACTTTAGAAAACTCTGCGCCTGCTACTACGTTGTCTTTTCCAACTTTTGCCGGAAATGACGTAACTTCTGCTTTTGGAACCCCTGTTATTGAAGATGTATCTTCTGAAACAACGACGCCTACAGGAGTTTTTTTAAAGGCGGATGGATCAAAAATGTATGTTGTATCTAATGGAACCGATGGAGACATTTATCAATATGCTTTGTCCACAGCTTTTGACACAACATCAGCAACCTTAGAAAAAACTCTAGATATTACTGGGTGGGGACAGGCTCTTAGTATTTTCTTTAAACCGGACGGTACACGTCTTTTCATTGGCTCTACTACCCATGTGGCTCAATTTGATTTAACTACCGCTTGGGATGTTTCAACAGCGTCGGCAGTATCCGCTGTTAATGTTGCTCCTTATACAACGGCAACAGGCCTCTATTTTAAACCTGACGGATCAAGTTTTTATTTTACAGGAACAACTAGTAGTGCTTATATTTGGAAATTTGCATGCGGTACGGCTTGGACTATTTCGGGATCATACTATGTAGCAGGAAAAGCGCTGGCTAGCGCGGGAATTTCTAACGGCACTCCAAGAGGACTTTGGTTTGCAAGTGACGGAAGCACCGCTTATTTGGCTCAAACAGACAACGTTAAACAATTTTCTCTTAGTAGTGCTTGGACTCTAAGTACATTATCAAGTAATCCTTCTACGTCTGAAACATTAACCACTGGACTTTACGGGCTTTTTTATACAGATGATTTTCAGTATTTGTTTACCGCTAACAATACCTCAAACAACATTACTAGTTATTCTTTTGCTCCCGCATCTGCAGCGCTTGGCACAGGCTCATTCGCTTCCACAGACGTAGGCAAGACCATTAACGTCAACGATGGCGCGTTAGTCTTAACAGCCACAGACGGCTCATTCTCTATAAACACAGCACCAACCTCATATAACACTGCCGCATCTGGTAGCTGGTCTATGAATGCTGTGGTCTATGATGCTGCGGCTGATGTGTTGGAGGTTAGTGCATATTTACAGGGTTATAGTTTAGCAAATGCTAGTTACGACTCTGTTAGTTTAGATGTTTCGTCACAAGAAACAGACAGCCAATACATAGCATTTAATTCTAATGGCACAAAATTATTTGTTACTGGTAGAACGGGAGATGATGTAAATGAATATACATTATCTACTGCTTATGACATTTCTACAGCTTCGTATTCTCAAAACTTTTCTGTTGCATCGCAGGACGGAAATCCAAGAGGAATAGCTTTTAATTCTGATGGAACAAAGATGTTTATTGTTGGGGGTACTGGGGTAGACGTAAATGAATATACATTAAGCGCAGGGTTTGATGTCTCTACGGCGAGTTTTGTTGATTCGTTTTCTGTAAATGCGCAAGATACTGCGCCAGAAGGTATAGCCTTTAATTCTGATGGGACTAAAATGTTCGTCACAGGCAGAACTGGCGACACAGTAATTTATTATTCTTTGTCAACTGGGTTTGATGTTTCAACCTCTTCTCATGCTGGTAATTTTTCGGTTGCTTCTCAAGACACAACTCCAATGGGAATTGCTTTTAGCGCTGATGGAACAGTAATGTTTATAAGCGGAACAGCAAATGACTCTATTTATCAATATGTTTTAACAACTGGATTTGATATATCCACTGCATCCTATGATTCTTCTAGTATTGACGTATCTTCGCAAGTTCCTGACCCAAAAGGAATAGCCTTTAATGGTGATGGGAAAAAATTATTTATTTTAAGTAACGATAACAATACTATTTATCAATACTCAACAGTCTCAGCAACTTACCCAACAGGCTACCAACCCTGCATAAGCTCCAACATAGACACAACCTACTGGACTGACATTAACTCACTGGCGGCCACTAACGCTGTGGGTGATGGGAACGTGTTCTACGCAGTATCTAATGACAATAAAACTGCTTGGTCTGTCTTGGACAACACTAGTGGTACTAGAGACATTGTTAGAAACAACAGCGGTACTTGGCAGTACAATAATGCAGTAGTTACTCAGGGTGGCTCCTTAGACAATGGAGCGTATGTATCAACAGGAACAATAAGCGGTCAAGATATTTCTGATTTTATGTGGAGAAGCAACGGAACTATACTTTTTTTGCTAGATAACACTGGTGATTCTGTTAGAAAATATACAGCTTCAACTGCCTATGACATGAGCACTCTGTCGTTATCTCAAAGTTTCTCAGTAGCATCTCAAGAAATATACTTAACTGGAATGTATATTAGTGAAGATGGTTTGCATTTATATGTCTGTGGAAGTCAAGGAAATGATGTTAATGAGTATACGCTGACTTCTGCTTTTGACCTAACTACAGCCTCTTTTACTAGAAGTGGAATTTCTTCGACAAACATTGGCGGTATTTATTTTAGCGCAGATGGAACTAAATTGTACAGAACAAGCTTTAGTCAGGCTTCAATTTGGTATTGGAGCTTATCTACCGCTTGGGACATTTCCTCAGCAACTTTTGTGTCTGCTCCAACACTCCCAACTAAGAGCACTGGATGTACCGCGATAACATTTAATTCAGACGGAACTTTATTGTTTGTAGATGATAATACTGACGATAAAATTTATTCTTACACTCTTAGCACTGGGTGGGATATTTCTACTATTGCGTATAGCGAGCAGCTTAGCTTTGCTTCTCAAGCGAGCACAGTCGGAGCGATTGACTTTAATGCTGATTTAACTATTATGTATATTGGTACGGGTGCTGACTTCTATAAATACACAACATCAGTAGACACATACACTACCAACGAAAATTGGGTAAATGCTACTGTCAATAATGAAGTCCAAGCCCTACGAGACAGTATGTCTATCAGTATAAACCAAATGGACAGCACTAAATTAAACGCTATTACTGACGCGAATCAAATCACGCTAGGTAACGACTTAGACTTTGCGGCTATCCTGTACTTTGCATCTGGATCTACTGCCCCTACTTACTCTGGCACGGCTGTTAACTACGACGCCAACGTCATCAACCAAGGGGCTGTACTGGGTACTGATTATAACTGGGACTTCCCCTCTAGTACTTCTGTCAGGTTAACAAGCCTTGGTGACTACAACCTTAAAGTGAGGATTATCTAATGGCAAAGCGCACAGCAGAAGAATTAGAAGTAGCCGTTAAGGAATGGAATCGCTCTCAACTTAAGGTGTCTATGCGTCAGGCTAGGTTGGCTTTGTACAACCAAGGGCTTTTAGAGTCTGTTGATACAAAAATTGCTACACTAGATGAGCCTGCTAGAACATTAGCTGGT